TTTGATGACATATATTATGTTGGTGAAGTTAAAGAAATACCTATTAATGAACTTGTAAAACAGTTTCCGCATTTAGAACAAAAAGATCTAAAAGAAATAATGGATTACAACAATCAAAATAGTGGTAAATATAACGAAAAGAAATATAGAGATTACTCAAAAGATGATAACAACAAAGTAAAGATATTATACTTTAATTATAAATCTTACATGAGTGAAGTTTATAAAATGAAGCAAACAGCTACTGGTGCTGACAAAGCAATACGAAAAGACGATAATTTTAAACCACAAGAAAATCAAAACTTTTCAATGGAAGCTAGAAAAGTAGAGGTTTTATATGATGGAGCTTTAGTATTAGGTACTAAAAAATTACTTAAATGGGGCATGTCTAAAAACATGATGCGTCCAAAAAGTGATTATAGCAAAGTAAAAATGAATTACGCTATTGTGGCACCGCGTATGTACGAGGGTAGAATAGAAAGTTTAGTTAGTAGAATTACTGGTTTTGCTGATATGATACAGTTAACACATTTAAAGCTACAACAAGTAATGTCGCGTATGGTACCAGATGGTGTTTACTTAGATGCCGATGGTTTAGCTGAAGTTGACTTAGGCAACGGTACTAATTATAATCCACAAGAAGCTTTAAACATGTTCTTTCAAACAGGTAGTGTTATTGGTAGATCGTTTACAAGTGAAGGTGATATGAACCCAGGTAAAGTGCCTATACAAGAAATAACAAGTGGTAGTGGTGGTAATAAAATGCAAGCGCTTATAGGTAATTATAATTATTATCTACAGATGATTAGAGATACAACTGGTTTAAATGAAGCTAGAGATGGTAGCATGCCAGATGAAAGAACTTTAGTTGGTGTTCAAAAACTAGCTGCTGCTAATTCAAACACTGCTACAAGACATATATTAAAAGGTGGTTTATTTTTAACTCAAGAAATAGCTGAGTGCTTATCACTTAGAATATCAGATATTATAGAATATTCTCCAACAAAAGAGGCTTTTATACAAAAGGTAGGTTCTCACAATGTTGCAACGTTACAAGAAATGGGACAGTTACACTTGTATGATTTTGGTGTGTTTATAGAGCTAGCGCCAGATGAAGAAGAAAAAGCTTTACTTGAAAGTAATATACAAGTTGCTTTAGGACAACAACAAATTGAGCTAGAAGATGCTATTGATTTAAGAGATATTAAAAACGTTAAACTTGCTAATCAACTTTTAAAAATTAAACGAAGAAAAAAGATACAGCGAGACCAAACAATGCAGCAAGAAAATATGCAAGCTCAAGCACAAGCTAATGCACAACAACAACAAGCTGCTGCTCAAGCTGAAGTTCAAAAGCAACAAAGCTTAGCTCAAACAACAATATCTATAGAGCAAGCTAAAACTAATATGGAAATACAAAAGTTATATCAAGAAGCTGAAATAAAGAAAATGTTAATGGAACAAGAGTTTCAATATAACATGCAGCTACAAGGTATAGAACAAGATAAAAAAGCTGCTGGTGTTAAAGAAAAAGAAGACCGTAAAGACAAAAGAACAAAAATACAAGCTACACAACAAAGTGAGCTTATAGACCAAAGAAAAAACAACAAACCACCTAAAAACTTTGAATCTGCAGGTAATGATATATTAGGAGGTGAAAGCATAGGTGATATGTCACAGTTTGGTCCTAGATAAAATTATTAACTATTATTATATTATATTATGGCAAAAAAAGAAAAACAACAGCCGATTGCTGATGACAGCGTTGGCAAATTAAAAGTAAAACAAAAAAAAGAGGTTCAGCCTACAAAAAATGAAACAGAAGGTAATGTTACTAAAGTAAAAGCTAAAATGACAAAACCTGTTGAAATATCAAGCGAACCAACAGTAACAAAAGTAAATTTAGATAAAAAACCAGAAGAGGTAAGTGAAGTTAAAGAAGAAGTTACAAAAGATAATACTAACGACGGAGGAGTGGTTGCAGAGCCTGAAAATGCCGAGCCCGTACAAAAACAAGAAGAAGTACAGCCGCAAGCAGAAGCACAAGAAACACCTGTTGTAGAAGAAATAACTGTTGAAGATAAAAAACAAGAGGTTGAAAAAGTAGAAGAAGCCGTTGTCGATGCTATTGAAAAAGCAGAAGCTACTGGTCAAGAACTACCTGAGAACATACAAAAGTTATTAAACTTTATGGAAGATACAGGTGGTGATATAAACGATTATGTTAAAATAAATCAAGATTATTCTGATATGGATAATCAAACTTTATTATATGAATATTATAAACAAACAAAGCCACATCTTTCAAGTGAAGAAATAGATTTTATAATGGAAGATCAGTTTGCTTATGACGAAGAAGATAATACTGAAAAAGAAATAAAAAGAAAAAAATTAGCGATGAAGGAGCAAGTTGCTTCTGCAAAGCAACACTTGGAAAGTGTAAAATCCAAATACTATGAAGATATTAAAAGCGGATCAAAGCTCACTGCTGAGCAGCAAGAAGCTATTAATTTCTTCAATCAATACAACGAGCAATCAGAGTCAAATAAAAAAATGCAACAAATCTTTTTAAAAAAATCTGACAATGTTTTTAACAGCGAGTTCAAAGGTTTTGAATACAAAGTTGGAGACAAAAAGTTTAGATATAACGTGAAAGATGTTGACAAGGTTAAAACGACGCAAACTGACATTAATAACTTTGTAGGAAAGTTTCTTAACGAAGATAATACGATGAATGATGCCGAGGGTTACCATAAAGGGCTTTTTACAGCTATGAATCCTGATCAAGTTGCCAACCATTTTTATGAGCAAGGTAGAGCTGACGCGTTAAAAGAAAGCATTGCTAAGTCTAAAAATGTTGACATGGATCCTAGACAATCTCACGTCGAGAACGTGAATACTAGTGGGTTTAAAGTAAGAGCTCTTGATAATGATGGTCCTGATTATAAGTTTAGAATTAAAACAAGAAAATAATAACAATTTAAAATTTAAAAATTATGCCAATTTCAAATCCTGGAGGTAATTTAAATAGTGTTCCTGCTCCAAATCAGCAAACACTATCTACAAATTATCTAGATTTTACTGGTGGGAGCAATGACTGGTCTCAACAGTATTTACCAGACCTAATGGAGAAAGAAGCTGAAGTATTCGGACCACGAACTATTTCAGGTTTCTTATCACAAGTTGGGGCTGAAGAAGCGATGTCTGCTGATCAAGTTATTTGGTCTGAGCAAGGTCGTTTACATTTATCGTACACTGGTCAAGTTACTCACCAAACACAAGGTGCTGGTTTAGGTGCTACGGGTGCAACTACTGGTGCTACTGAAATAACAATTAACAAAGAGATTGACGGCGCTGCTGTTACTTCTTCTGGTACAGTTGTTGATCACGGTATTAGACAATCTGATACTGTTATCGTAGCTAACTCTGCTGGTGTTACTAAAGCATTAGTTGTTGAAGTGTTAGGTAACGTTATATCTGTAACTCCTTATGGTACTGACACTATAGCTGTTACAACTGGAGCTAACGACACAACTATATTAGTTTATGGTTCTGAGTTTGCAAAAGGTAAGTCTTATACTAACGCTGCTGGTACAGCTGCTACTGATAGTAGAGGTGCTAACGAGCCTAAGTTTAAGTCTTTCAGCAACAAGCCAATCATAATTAAAGATTACTACGAGGTATCAGGTTCTGATACAGCTAGAATCGGTTGGGTTGAAGTTACTTCTGAAATGGGTGCTGCAGGTTACTTATGGTACTTAAAAGCAGAAGCTGACACAAGAGCTAGATTTACTGATTACTTAGAAATGGCGATGTTAGAAGGTGAATTATCAGCTGCTGATGGTTCAAGTACTAATACTGACCTTGCTTTCTCTATGTACGGTGCTGATGGTAACCAAACTGGTACTGAAGGTTTATTCGCTGCTATTGAGTCAAGAGGTAATATTACTACTGGTGTTACTGGTACTAGTGGTGCTGCTGTTGATTTAGCTGAGTTTGATGCAATACTTACTGAGTTTGATAGACAAGGTGCTATTGAAGAAAACATGATGTTTGTTAATAGATCTACATCTTTAGCAATGGACGATATGTTAGCTTCTATGAACTCTTATGGAGCTGGTGGTACTTCTTTTGGAGTATTCCAAAACTCTGAAGACATGGCACTTAACTTAGGTTTCTCTGGATTCCGAAGAGGTTCTTATGACTTCTATAAATCTGACTTCAGATACTTAAACGACAAAGCTACTAGAGGTGGTATTAACGATGCTGCTGGTGCTAACGCTATCAGAGGTGTCATTGTTCCAGCTGGTACTTCTACTGTTTATGACCAAATGTTAGGTATGAACCTTAAGCGTCCTTTCTTACATGTAAGATTTAGAGCTTCACAAACTGATGACCGAAGAATGAAAACTTGGGTTACTGGTTCTGTTGGTGCTGCTACATCTGCTTTAGATGCAATGCAAATCCACATGTTATCAGAAAGATGTTTAGTTACACAAGGTGCTAACAACTTTATGTTAATGAAGTAAGCACAATTATTTTAAAGAGTCGGGGCTTAGGCCTCGACCCTTTATTTTTATTAATTTTATTATATATTATATTATGGCAAAAAAGAAAAAAGTAGAGGTTGAAGAACCTCAAGTAGAAGAAACTGTTGTTACAGAAGGAAACTACAAAGATTATATAAAAGATGTTTTAGTTGAAGATCAACCTAGTATTGAAAGACTAAAACCTAAAAATGAGTGGGAGATAAAAGATAGAGTTTATTTTTTAAAATCAAAAAGAAAACCAATATCTTATTCAGTAAAATCTTCAGGCATATATTGGTTTGATGAAAAAAAAGGTTACGAAAGAGAACTTAAATATTGTGAAAACCAATCAAGTTGTTTTGTAGATGAAATGAAAGGTGATCAAAGATTAGCACATATTGTTTTTAGAGATGGTTCATTAGTTGTGCCAAAAGAAAAAACAGTTTTACAAAAGTTGTTGTCTTTATACCACCCACACAGAGACAGTATATTTATAGAATATAAACCTGCGGCTATTGCTGAAGAAGAAATAGATGTATTAAATAGACAAGTAGATGCGTTATCAGCTGCTAGAAATATAGATATTGATATGGCAGAAGCTATAATGCGTGTAGAGGTTGGATCTAAGGTATCAGAGTTGAGTTCTAAGGAGCTTAGACGTGATTTGTTAGTATTTGCTAGAAACAACCCTAAATTGTTCTTAGAGCTTGCAGATGATGAAAACGTAATGTTAAGAAACTTTGGTATTAGAGCTGTTGAAGCCGGTATACTAAGGTTATCTACTGATCAAAGA